AATCCTGGGTAGCTGCAAACCCACTCGTAATAACACGTGTTCCGCAAGCCTGAGCCTCGATTACAGGCACTCCAAAGCCCTCACCATAGGAACACCCTAGAAGGACATTTGAGGCCGTATAAACGCCAGCTAGGAACTCCTGAGGGTATCCTACGCGGAGCGTATCCGAGTCGGCTATTAGAACGCAAGATTGGTTTAGTCCTACTGCTCTAAGTAACTTGGCGATGTCGAAGCCTCCGAATACCTTGTTTGGCTCCATATGTAGATAGAGGTAGGCGTTTTTGTTTTCTTTCCGGAGCATCGAGAACGCTAGTAACTGCTCGGCCAAAGCCTTACGGTGGATTTGACCATTGGCCTTGTTAGCTTGAACCATTGATACCAGGAACGCATCTTCTGGCACTTCCAAATACTCGCGAATCTTCATACCTTTATAGGTTTCGGTTGGCTTAAAAATCTTTGTATCGACCGAATGAGGTATGTAGGTCGAGTCAATACCTGCCGCTTCGAGCTGCCTTTGACCGTGCGGACTCATAGTTATAGGCGTTACGTTCGTGCGGAGAAGGAACTTGGCGACTAAAGGCGGGAGGGTTGTGTGATCTAGTGGCACGTAGCTAACGATGTTGCCGTCGTATTGAAGGTTGTTGTATACCCAAACGTCGTAAAGAGTAAAAAGAATGTTGGGCAATTTCGGGTATTCATCGAAGAAGTCTTTTGCCCAGATAGGCATAACGTCCTCAGAATAAAGAACGTGTCCACGTGGGTAATGCTTTACCTCGCCGAATGGTGTGCGTATCTTGTCAATACGACCTTCTAGGCCGTAGTTGGATAAGTTGGCTACCTTTACGCCGTGCTTTAAAAGTCGCTCGGCTAAGTATTGCCCTTGAACGCCGTATCCGGTAGATGAGCCAATGGAATTAGAGGCGATGGCTACCGCGCCTTTTAGTTTGTAGGTCATAGAAAAAACATACCAGAAAAAAAGATAGACCCCGCGCAACCTACAACGCGGGGTCTACCAGCTTATTTATCGACTAAGCGTGAACCAGATACTTCACGTGAGCCGAGTGAGTCAAGTTACCATCGAAACGGTAGGTAAAGCGGTATGCGGTTACGTCGTTCGCGAAGTATGCGTCTGACGAGGTTGCAACCTCTAGACCAGTTGTTACGATCTTGTAGCTTGGGAAGTGTCCAAATAGCACGGACTTAACTCCGGTCGCTGGGGAACTCATCGCGGGATTTTCCAAAACTGGGAATCCTGCAAAGGTGTCAGGAGCGCCAACGTTTACCGTGTATAGGTAAGCGCCATCGTCGTCCTTCAATTTGCGCATTACGCCCATTGAAGTTGTGTTAGCCATATATGCAACGCCAGGCAGACGACGAGCAGCACCGTTTAGCGAGAACTGAAGGTCGATTAGCTGGTCAGCGGTAAAGGTGGTTGTGCCACCAGTTACACCAGAGGAAGCGGCTGTAACTACACCTGTGGTCTGGGTTGAGCCAGTTCCAACGGTTGCCAAGTCGTTAATTTTGAAACCGATGGCGTTACCAGCTTGCTCAGCGATAACAGCTTCAATGTCAAAACCAGCGTCGTCAATTAGCTCGTTAGCTACCTGGACGATGAAGCCAATCTTCTTCGGGGTAAGAAGGATGCTGTCAAAGGTTGGCTCGCTTTCCGCGATAGCAGAACCAGCGGCGTATTGAGTCGCGGTGCTGTATGCGGTGTAAGTAGGAATACGAAGTGACTCTCCGCTAGTGCGGGTGATTACCTCGGATACGTCCAGCATCGGGCCGACGAGTCTTGCAAGCCCATATACTCTGTCCAGAAAACCGACTGGCACGGTTGCAGTCGCTGGAACTAGTGTGCGCTTTTCTGGCGCGAAGTTGTGTGAACGAACCTCGCCACGTGCCATAGCGCGGAAAATCTCGGCGCTGTCGCGTGTTTCGGTCGCTGGGATAAATCCCTTTGCTGCTGCGGAAACTTCTGCCTTACGCTCCTCGGCACGCTGAGCAACTGCAATCGCCTCAGAAGCCTTGTCCATATCGGCTTCAATCTTTGCGATCTTGTCTAGCTCGGCCTGGTCAAGTCCACGCTTCTGGGCTTCAGCAGCCTCGATAACGTCCTTTACCTGCTCGTAGAGGTTTGCGCGAAGTTCCTGCTGTGTCTTGATGAACTCAGACATTTACTTCTCCTTATTTGTTAGTTGGAATTAGTGGTGCTGACACTCGACTAAAACGGCAGAGCTAACTCACAATCCGTAATAAAAGTTTAGCCTACGGTGTGCAAGCAAAAAGAAACCCGCCAGACCAAGAGCAATACTGGCGGGAAGAAACTTCTACTTGGCAGCCACGATTAGGGGTTATCGTATTTCGGCTGGCTTGGTTACTCTGGTTTCTTTTTCTGACCGCTGGGAGGCGGAGTCTAGTTTTTCAATTTCAAGCGCCCAGTCGTGAGCGAGTTCGGCAATAATTCCAGCGCTAGGGTTGCCAGCGACTTTTAGAATCGTTGCCTTTATGTCCTCATAACTTGCCATTAGAGAACCTTAGCTAATAGATCTAGTTTCTTCTTCTTTAGGGCTAGTAGTTCTAGCGAGTTATCCACAACTTCTTCGACTGGTGCGGGAGCTAGTGGGCTAACGCTGTCGATAACCTTCATTAGAAGGTCGCGATCTGCGGAAGTAATTTCCTCGCCCTGCTCCAACTTGATTAGCGAATCGGCTAGAGCATCGGCATCGACCTCAGCACGCTTAGCTAGTTTGTCAAGGCCGCGAACCTGGGCAGTTCCGTTAGTTGCGGTGTAGGCAGGGAACGGAGTTAGTGAAACTTCGTGAAGTCTTACGGATTTTAAGGTTCTTTCAGTTCCTTCGGCGTTCCATTCATCGCCTCCGCGACCTGGAATAGTGAATCCAAAGCTAAAACCTGTTACGTCTTTGCGCTTGATAAGTTCTTTTGCATCGCGTCCGTGAGTTGTATTTGGCAAAATAGCCTCGACTCGCAAGCCTTTTTCGTCCTCATAGAGCTTCAAAGTGCCGGCGCGAGTGCTGCCTAGAACCGCGCTGGTGTCGTGATTCCATAGAAGTTTTATGTCATTTCGCGACTTTAGCGAGCGTGCGAACGCTCCTGGCGCGATTACTTCGGTGAATCCGCCTAGATTTTCCGAACGTGAATTGAATAGAGCCGCGTAACCTGTAAGGCTCATTTCGTCGCCTTCTTCGCGAAGTTCTAAACCAAACTCGAACTCTCGTGTTTCTAACTTATTCAAGGTTTCGCCTTTCGTGCGGCCTTCGTTTTCTTCTTCCAGTCTAGCAACGATGCCTTCGGCATAGGTCAAAGCACGCATAGCAGATCTACGCGTTCCTCCACCTCCCCAAAGTGCAATCGCTACTACGCCTGGACTTGGATAATCTTCATTATTTGAATTCGCGGCTGGTGCGTCAAAGTCCACCATATGCCTAGCAAGAAAAGCACGAAGTCTTACCCACTTATCAGCGGTTACGTTGCCCTCAGCCATCGCGCGAGCTTCGCGAATTGTGCGTGGTAGTAGGCCGTCACCTGCCCGACCTTCATCTACCCATTGAAGTCCGCGACGTGCTGAAGCTCGAAAGTATGCCGGAGGTGTTAGGTCTACTTGGCGCTGCTCACTTCTTTCGCCACCTGGTTCCAGCCCTTCGGCGATGGATACCGCGACCATCTGATCTATGGCAGATTCCTTAGTATCGTGGCATCCGATTACTTCGCCGTCCTCTTTTTCGACTGCCCAACCTGAGCAATCGGGGTTCAGGTCCGAAATAAAATAAGGCACTTTAGTCCTGCCTCATAACGACTACCGTGTTAGTTCCGCCATCGCTTACGGCTGTAATCTGCTCACCGCCACGAACGTCAAGCTGGATCATTTCGTGACCGCGTAGGGTTACGGCAGAACCAGCGGAAGAACCGAGCCAAATCTGGTTTAGTCCGTTGTATTTTTCTGAGAATCCGAGTAGTAAAGCCACGTTTGTAGACTGGTTTCCATTGTTTACGAATCGCATTACGTAATCTTCATCGGGTCGTAGTGTGTAAATCTTCTGGCTTCCAGCTCCGCCAGCGGCGGCGTGCTTGTCTGCGGTTACGTATTCCTGAGCAATTACTGAGCCACCTGTAACCGTTGAAGCGCTGCTAAGGGTTGCTTGCGTAGCGTCCGATAGGTTGCGGTTCATATTGTAGGCAGGTATAGCGTTGCCAGCGGTTGTAACTGTCGCGCCTTCGATGAGCGTGGCGGTTACGTTTTCGATATCGCTAAGGATTTCGTAAAACTCAATTTGAAGCCCAGCGCTACCGGTTGCGATGTTGAAGCTTACGGTTCCCGGTGAAGCGATAGCGAACTTTTGGGAAACTTGATAGATAAAGCCAGCACGAGCGTATTCATCGGTTTCGGAAACTGGTTCTAGGTTCTGAATCCACACCTTCTGCGAGTCGCTAGATGGCGCGACTATCTCTACCGGCGTATCGCCAATTTCGTAAATGTTGTAAGTAATTGCCATTATTCGACCTCGTAAGCGGCTTTAGGATCTAGTGGGTCAAGCTGTGAGAGTGGCTGTAGCTGAGTTGAAGGAACTCCGGTGTGGTCAATCTGTGGCAAGCCCATCGCGGCTAGTGCCTGGTCTGGTGAGAATCCTGCAAATACCAACTCGCGAACCATTGTTACGCGCTCACGCATAGCCTTTAGGTCGGCTGCGTTTAGATTTACGTTCGCAAGTGGAACGCGTGGGTTGTTGGCAGCCTCGTCGCCTATTGGTCGTAGATCCTCTAGTGCGCGGACTTCGTTTATGCTCATCGCGCCGGCTTGCAGCATTGTCGAGTAAGCGGAAGTTCTTGCTTGGAGGTCTGCGCGTGCTAGTCCATCTAGGTTGAACTTGATAAACGCGCCTTCTCCGCCCTGCTCACGTCTTAGGAGCGGGCTTAGAGCGCCTTCTATCTTCGCGCAAATTGGACGGAGGCCGTGGGTAATCCAAGCGAGGTTATTTTGCTCGACGCTCGCGTAGCTTGTTGTGCCTGGTAATCCGAGTAAGTGCGGTGGAATGTTGAAGGCACGTGCCACGTCGGCGATTGACTGGTTGCGTGACTCGACGAGCATCGCCTTTTCTGGCTCAGTCTGAGTCGATACGAACTTAGCGCCGCCCGATAGAACTCCGGTGCGGTGTCCTTTTTTCCAACCGCGATGGCGATTATCGAAGCTAGATGCAAGTTGCTCGGCCTGTTCTTTGTTCAAGTTGCCAGGGAACTCGATTACGCCGTTTAGGTTTGTGCCTTGTCCAAAGAATGTCGAGGCGTAACGTTCTAGCGCGAGAGCCAAACCAAAAGTTTCACCTAGTGCCTTGATTCTTGAAATGCCTCGTAGATCACCAGGACGCATTACGTCGGGAATAAAGATTATGTCCTCAGAAGTTAGCGGTCTGTCCTCACCATCGACCGTAAATACCAAAGTGCCTAGTCCGGTTCTAG